TGGCGTGGGCGCGGCCTTCGCCGTGCGGCGCGGGGCGGGTGGGGCGGCCGGCTCCTCGGCCGCTGCGGGATCGGGCTCGACGACGGCCGGGGTGCGGGCCTTTTCGGCGTCGGCCAGCGCGGCGTCGAACGCCTCCCGGTCTATCACCGCATAGAAGACCGCGAGCGGGATGCTGCGGATGAGGTGGGCCGGCAGGACGGCCAGGTCGGCGGCGTCGAGCGAGCGCAGCGGCACGCCGGGAAGCGTGTCGGGCTGGCCCTGATACTCCACGCCGTCCGGCGTCTCGACGGCGTGCAGGCCGGGGTTCTTGCCGGCCGTGTAGCGAACGATGATGCTCATAGCAGCGCCCTTCCCTGCCCGGGCGGGCTGAACGCCCAGGGCACCTTATCGGTGACGGCCACGGTCATATCGAGACAGCGGAAGACCGGCCCGTCGCCGTTCCACTGGAGAAAGGCGCCGGCGATGCGCTCGACGGTGGCCCGCCCGCGGCTGACCGCGCCGTCGAGCATGATGTCGGTGTAGATCGCCGTGGGCAGCAAGTCGACGAACGGGTCGATCTCGAGCTCGGCCTGCTCCACGTCGACCCAGCGGAACACGCCGCGCACGAGGTAGCGATAGGTACGATCGACCTGCTGGTTGTGCGTCGCGTCATCAAAGCCGATGAACAGCACGTAGAGCAGCGGCGGCTCGTAGACGGCCAGTGGCTCATAGCCGTAGTAGCCCTTGAAGCCGGGCGCCTGGCGCTCCAGCTGCGCGAGCAGGGCGGCCTTGATAGCCTCGTAGCGCGTCGTCATCCCTGCCTCCCGCGCACCTTGCCGAGGAAGGCGGCGCCGGCCTCGCCGAGGATGGCGGGGAGCTCGGTCTTCGTCTGGTCCCAGCCCTCGCCCAGCGGGTCATTGCGCTGGAAGGGCGCATAGGCCACGTTCGTGCCGACGATGCCGCGCTTGCCCGTCGCCTCGACGAGGTGCGTCCAGGAGCGGCGCAGGGTGCCCGAGCGCACCCGCGTGACGCGGCGCACGTTGCCCTCGGCGGCCACGACGATGCGTGTCATCGCCTTGGCCAGCGGGGTCTGCAGGCCCGCCGGGTCCAGGGCATCGGCGGCGGCCTTCAGGTCGTCGCTCATGGCCCACCTACCATCTGGTAGTCGCGCCGCACGCGGGCGATCACGCGGCGCTGCTCGCTCGACAGGCCGGCCACCGAGCGGATGGCCGTGCCGCCCGGCCCGCTCAGCTCGGCGAAACCGCCCTTCTCGCGCGAGCGCCAGATGTTGACGGCGAGCTCCAGGTTCATCTCGACGATGCTGGCCGGGGCTGGGCCGTTGCCCCACTGCGCGGTGACCGTGTAGGCGTCCCGGCGCCAGCCCTCCCGGCGCGGGTAGGCGGTGTCATAGACCTCAGACGAGACGGGATCCCAGAGCCCCGACAGGTCACCGGTGAAGCGCAGCGTGAACAGGCCGGCGCCCCAGTCCTCAGCCCACTCGGTTGTGAGCAGGGCCGTGCCGCTGCGCGTCTCGCTCACGGCCGTCACGCTGCCCTCGGCGTAGGGCGGCAGGCGCAGGTAGAGCTGAGCGGGCGCGCAGCGCACCTGGCGGGCGCTGGCCGTCGGGTAGGTCTGCTCGGCCGCGCCGCTGTCCACGTCCACCGCCCAGAAGCGCAGGCGCAGCTCGCTATCTACGATCGACCGCGCCCGCGCCAGGCAGGAGCGCAGCAGCGACTCGGCCGCGCTGGTCTGCGCCGTCTGGGGAAGGTACTCACGCAACGCGGCGATCGTGCTATAGGCGGTGGTGGTCATTTGTTCTCGGCGGGCGCCTTACGCAGCTTGTTCGCCGGGGCGGGCCGCGCCTTCTCGCCTGGCTCCGGGTCGGGCGAGGTGAGCAGCCCGTAGCGGGCGGCGTCCGCGTCGGAGAGCTGCCCGCCCACGCCAACCAGGAGGGTGGCGGCGCGCGGGTCGCCCTCCTCCACGACGGTCTGCCCGTCGGCGGCCAAGTACAGGCGGCGCGTTGCGATGTAGGGCATCTATACCCCTCGCTTTCTTCCTTTAACCATAGGTCTGTGGTATAATGGTCCAAGCAAACCCAGGAGGAAATAATGCACAATACTCGCAAGCCGTGGCCCGATCGCTTCTGGACGAAAGTAGATAAATCGGGCGAATGCTGGTTGTGGACGGCGAGTAAAGACACATCGGGATACGGGCAGATCAGGTATGAAAAACGCTTGCGCCGCGCAACGCATATTGCGTGGGAACTCACCAACGGTGCGATCCCTGTTGACACATTGCTCTGTCATCGCTGCGACAACCCCGCGTGCGTGCGTCCTGATCACCTGTTCCTTGGCACCTACGCCGAGAACGCTGCCGACATGCTCACCAAGGGGCGACAGGCTATCGGCGACGCATCGTCGGCTCGCCTCTACCCTGAGCGTCGGCCGCGTGGCACCAACCACCCAAAGGCGAAGTTCACCGACGATCAGGTTCGCGAGATACGTCGCCGCTCTGCTGCTGGCGAATCGCAACGCCAACTCGCCCGCGCCTATAGCGTTGGCAAGAACACCATTCAGTGCATTGTGGAAGGCGTTACGTGGCGTCACGTTGAGTGATCCTCAGCTTTGCGTGCCGACCTTCGTCCAGGTCGGCGCCAGCGCCGTCCCGGTGTTGATGTAGGCGATCCCGTTCGTGGTGTCGGTGAGCGCGGCCCCGACGGGGGCGCCGCGCCCGGTGGCCGAGACGCCCGCCGTGGTCTCGGCGATGCTCAGGGTGGCCGTGCCGGTGAGGCTGTTGGTCGCCACCGCGATCACCGAGCTGATCGCCTTCTTGGCGAGGTTGCCGGCGAACGTCAGCGTGATCGTGCCCACGCCGGCGGTCATCGTGCCGACGGCGGTCGTGATGCCGCCCGTGCCGATGCTGGGCAGTAGCTCCAGGGCGGCGTCGATGTTCGCCACCAGGGTGGCGTTGGTGGCGCTCCAGCTGATTGCGGCGGTCGTGAAGCCCTCGAACGACAGGCGGAACGTGCCGCCGGTGGCGTCGATCGTGAGCGTCTGGATCTCGGATGTGCCGGCCGACGGGGCGCCGGCGTTGAGGATCGGGGCGCTGTAGCCGCTGCCCTCGATCGGGGCCGGGTTCTCAATAGGCATCGGGATCTCCTTCGTGACCCCGCCGGCATCACTGGCCGGCGGGGCGGTGGGCGACGAGGCCCCGAGCTAGACGCCGGTGACGGTGCAGAAGGCGGCGGCGCGGTAGATCTCCAGGCTCAGCCGCTCCTCAGCCAGCAGCACCTGCTTGTTGTAAATGAAGTAGTCGGAGTGGCTGTTGGTCGAGGACACCGTCACGCCCGCGCGCCGGCTGATGTGCGAGTACATCAGGAAGTCGCCCAGCAGGATGGTGTTCTCGGTGGCGGCCGAGGTGACGATGACGGCCAGGCCCCAGATGCGATCCGGCCCGACCTCCGAGGGGTGGCCCCAGATATAGTTGCCGTTGGCGTCCTGGAGGGTACGCACATCCTGCCAGTCGTTGGGGTGCCAGACGCTGCCGCTCGGCTCAGCGTAGCCGGTGAAGCGAATCTTGGTCATGCCCTTGAACACGGCGGTGGGCACGGCGTCGGCGCCCTTGGCCTGGGTCTGGATGTTAGGCTTGTTGTAGAAGCCCAGGATCTGCGGCGTGGTGCCCGTACCCGAGAGGAGGTAGTCCTCTTCCTTCAGGGCCAGCATCAGGCGCAGCCGGTTGTTGATGATGCCCTCAACCTGGGGCACATCGTCGAGCTGCTCATCGGTGACGGGCAGCCAGGTGGCGATCTTCTCGACCAGCGACGTGCGCTCGGTGAAGGCCAGCGCCGATTCGGGCTTCGCCGCGTTCTCGGCCACGGCCGCCGCCGAGTTGGTGAAGGTCGTCTCCTCCATGTACTTGATCACGGAGAGGGTGGTGGGGTCTTGCGGGATCAGGTCGGCGACGACGGCGCGGCGCTGGGCCGAGCTGATCACCGCATCGGTGCGGTAGTTCGGCGCGGCGAAGCCGGCCGCCGTGGTCATCGCCGTCTTCATATCCACGTCGGGCATCTCGACGGTGGCCCGCGTGCGGTTGTTCAGCCAGGTCTTGCTCTCGACGAAGCGCCGCCCGATACTGCGCGTGTCGGCCTTGGGGGCGTCGGCGGGGATGCCGCCCGCGCCCAGCCCGTTCACCGCGGTGCGGTCGGCCTGGGCCTCGCTGGCGCGCTCCTGACGGATGCGCTCCAGACCCTTCAGCTCGTCATACTCCTTGCCCAGCGCGGTCAGCTCGTCGTTGCGAGTGCGGATCTCGTTCCGCTCCTCGGCGGTGAAGTCCATGTCGGGCTTGGCGTCGAAGACGGCCTGGAGCCCGGCGCGCTTGGCGTCCAGGGACGCGCGCAGGTCGGTCAGCTTGCTCATGTGTACAGCACTCCATTCAGGTAGGCGCGGGTGCGCTCAAACGCGGCGAAGAGCTGGGCCGCCTCGGCCGCCCCCGCCTGATCCGCCTTGGCGGGCTCGGTGGCCGCCAGGAGCCCGCGCAGCGCGTCGGCCGCGCCGCTCAGGGCCTCCAGGGCCGTCTCGATCCGCTTCCGGCTCTCGCCACTCAGGACCCGCCCCTCCTTGGCCCGCAGGGAAGAGAGCTCCTGGTAGCGGCTGATATAGTCCGAGACGGCGGCCAGCACCGCCTCGTGGTGCGCGGCGATCGGCTGGCGCTTAGCGCCCGTGCCGGAGGTCGCCGGGTTCATGCCCCAGTTGACATCGGAGATGTCGAACAGATCGACGGCGATCAGATCGCGCACGGTGGCGCCGCCCTCGAGCTCGCTGATCGTCCAGGTCTTCGTCTCGTAGGCGTAGCTCATCTCCGTGATCGCGCCCGCCACGATGCCCGCGAACACGGCGTTCGCCTCCTCCGTGTCCAGGTAGGTGCGCTGCACGCCCGTGCCGCCCGTCGCATCGGGGGCGTAGAGGCGCACGGCCGGGGGGAGGTCGGCCGCGGCGATCTCGAAGAGCCGATCGATGGTGGCGATCGGCGGGTCGTCGCAGTCGTGCTGCCAGAGGAACTTGGCGCGCATCCGCCCGTTGACCATGCCGTCGCCGAACATGCCGGGGTTGCCCCGGTCGCCGCCGCTGTCCACGTTGCCGTGCACGGCGAACACGCCGGTGACCGTGCGGCCGTCGATGCCGAGGGTGAAGGCGGGGAGGGCCTTGTACTGGAGGGTCATCGGCGTAGCTCCGGGACGCAAAAAAGCCCCGCCTACCGTAGCGGGGTGAGTACCCAGGTACGGGGGCGGGGCCGGTTCAGGTGAACGGGCGCCTAGCTAGTTGTTGCGCGCAGCGTGCGGAATCGAACTGCCACTCATCGGCGTTGCCGCCTACGAAGTCTGCCCCAGTGAGACAGATCGGACACACCAGTGCCGAAGCCGCTGCGCGCGGTTAGGTCAAGTCACAGTATAGCACACGGGACAAGCAGGCGCATACCCACGCCGATTACGGTTCGCTCACCTCGCCGCTGTCCACCATCGCCCGCACCATCGCCCGCGCCTCGCGCAGCGCCTCCCCATGCGCCGGCGCCATTTCGTCGAGGCAGCGCCGGGCGCGGATCTCTAAGAGCGCGGCGGCCCGGCGCAGCCGCTCGGCGTGGCGCAGGTTCTCAGCGCGGGGGGATGGATGGATGGATGGGGGAGTGCGGCGCATGGCGGGCTATGCCTCCGACAAAATTGGTACTAAACTGCACCTGCACCCCGGGTGCGCGGGCGGGTGACTGATGCCGCCGGCGAAGGCCTCGCCCAGGGCGGCCCGCTGGCCGCTGAACGGCGCGCAGATCTCACAGGCGTCGCTAGGCGCGGTAAGCCACTCGGTCGCATCGACGACGCCCGACTCAGCGTAGGCGGCCAGGGCGCCCAGGCTGTAGGCCGTCGCCGTCTCGGTGCGGGCGATGAGCAGGGCGCGCGAGCGGCTCCAGTCGTCGCCCAGCGTGCGGATGAAGCGGGCCAGTTGCTCGGCGCTCCAGCCCTCCTCAGCCTGCACGCCCACGAGGGTGCGGATCTGCTGGCGGGTCGTGTCGGTCACGCCGCGCACCTGGAGGGCCAGCCGGTCGAGCAGCTGCTGGATGCGCGGGTTCTCCAGGTCGAAGGCCAGGCCCGCATCGATCGCTTGCCCCGCGTCGGCGTAGGCCGCCGCGAGCAGCAGCGGGTAGTAGCGGCGCAGCAGCCGGGCGATCCCGTCGCCGTCGTCGAGGCCCAGCATGTCAGGGTCAATCGGCATCAGGCACCACCCGGCGCTACCATCTGCGGCATTTCGAGACGGCGTACACACTCTCGGATTGCCTTCGCGTCGTGAAGTGCATTGTGCTTCGCCCCCGCGATGCCCGACAACTCTTCGCGGCTGGCGTCGGGATCGCAGCCTTTGGCGAATAGGTAGGTGCTCAGATCCATCGGGATGTAGAAGATACTCTTCGGGATCTCCATCGCTCCGCCCCAAAGCTGGCAGAAGAGCACCCAGTCATAGGCCAGGCAGTCAGACCACATAAAGACCTGATCCCACTGCGCGATCCACTCGACAAGATGACTTGCCACCTCGACGCGCGACCCTTTGATCGCGTGGTGCTCGTAGTCCATCTTCGGCAGGCTGCGCGTCTCGCTGAAGCGCAAGTGCGCCATGACGTTTTCGCGCAGCCAGTCGTCTACCTGGGCGGTGTCGTAATCATTTAGCTCGGCGTAGAA